AGACAAGTGCGTCAAGTTCCTGACCGTGGACTGCCAGGCATCAAGCCCTCACTTTTGGTTCGTGGTTCGAGCGTGGAACGAGGACGGATCGTCCCGGGCCATCGACGCCGGATCGCTCGACACCTGGCACGACGTCCGCGAAAAGCAGAGGGAACACGGAGTCGGGGACGTCCACGTCGTCATTGACTCAGGCTACGATGCCCCGACGGTTTATGCCGAGTGCCTCCGGTGGGGGCGGTTTGTGGCTCGTACCGGGCGGGTGCCGCTTTGGGTCGGGTGGATGCCATCGAAGGGAATGCCCCGGAAGGGCTGGCGCAACCCGAAGACCGGGGTGGACGAGCCGTTCTTCCTCCGAGGGATCGACCCGAGGGTTGGTGACAACGCTGGCGGCCAGGGACGCCTCGAACTGAAATTGCTCGAGTTCGGAACTGACATCACCAAGGACGTTCTGGACCGACTCCGAAAGGGCAAGGTGGGGACACGGTGGGAGGTCGCCGAAAAGGTGGCCACGCCCGAGTACTGGCGGCATCTCGACTGCGAGCAAAAGGTCGCCCGATTGTCGAGCGCCACCGGCCGGACGACGTGGACGTGGCTGCCAAGGTCGTCGAAATGGCCGAATCACCTGGCCGACTGCGAAGTCATGCAGGTGGCGGCTGCGATTTTCTTCAACCGCCTCCGCATGAACGCCGCCGCCGCATCCGATGCAAACTGACCTGCTCACGACCAAAGAACTCGCCGCCATGCTCAAGCGGGCTCCGTCCTACGTTTACGCCATGAAGGCCCGCGGGTTCCCGATGCCAGGAGGTCGGGCCAGGCTCACCGAGGCTCTGACGTGGCTCACCCAGCACCCGCAACCCCGGGCGGAACGCCGTCACGGGCGCAAATGAGCAAGGACGGGCCAACGCCCCGGTGGCGTCCGGTCCCGGATCATGCGGACCTTGAATCGTGGCAGTTTCTTCAGCATTCGCCCGCGGCCTGTTGCGTCACGTCTACTCGACGGTGACCCATGGGGCGACGTTGCTCGACAAACTCAACAGCCTCAACAACGAGGCGGTCCACGCGCTTGAGTCTGGAAAGGTTCTTCAGCAGACCACCGGCAATGGCAGATCGGTGACGTTCCAGGTCAACGCCAACGAGGGCGTGACTCCGACCGAAATGGCCGAGGTTTACAGCCGCCTCTTGGACCTGTATGACGACGCCGTCGCCGCGGGGAACGTAACCGACGCGACCCGCTACGCCTACATGATGGCCCGGTTGAAGCCGATCCGGTCCTACCGAAACGATTTCTCGAACCTGATCCGATGAACCTCCTCCGACGCCTCCAGGCAGCCACCCGGTTCGTCGTCGCCCCTCGGGCACGTTACGAGGGAGCCCGTCATTCGACCCAGCGTTCCACTCTGCACGGGTCCGTCCAGTCGGCCGTCTACGACATCGACCCCTACAGTCGCTACGAGTTGGTCCGCCGGTCCCGGTATTTCGAGCGCAACAACGCCTTCGTGAACCGGATCGCCGACTTGTTCGAGCAATACACGGTCGGGCAGGGTCTGGCGTTCTTTCCGTCGTCGTCGAATCCGACATGGAACCAGGCCGCGCTCAATTACTGGCGCGACTGGCAGAAGTTCGCCGACTTGTCGTCCCGGCTGTCGTTCGGAAGCCTCCAGGGCATCGTCGCCCGGGCTTTGTTCGTGGATGGCGAGATCTTCATCGTCTTGACCAGGGGAGACTCCGGCAACCCTCGGATCCAGTTGGTGGAATCCCACCGGGTCAAAAATCCGCCCGCACCGGACGACCGGAACGTCATCGACGGCATTGAGGTGGACGACCGCGGCCGCCCGGTCGCCTATTGGATCGCCTCGGAGGACGGCAAACGGAAGGAGACTTTCCAGCGCATCGCCGCCGAGTTCATCGTCCACGTCTTCGAGCCAGGCCGCCCGGGGCAGTACCGGGGGCTCCCGGCGCTCTACCCGGTGATGAACGACCTGCACGACTTGGACGACCTCCAAATCTTCGAGATGCAAGCCGCCAAGGCCGCGTCGAAGGTCCAAAACGTCATCAAGACAAAGGAGGGCGAGGTCACCGACGACGACATCATCCGCGGCACCGTGACCGGATCCGACGGCGTCGAGCGGGCCGACTATTACAAGGACGTCTTCGGTGGGGAGGTCGCCGTCCTCAAGCACGGGGACGAGTTCAATCAATTCCAGGTCGAGCGCCCGTCCGCGGCAACCTCGGGCTATTGGGACTACCTCACCGGGAAGGTCTGCGCCGGAATTGGAGTGCCCAAGGAGATCGTTCTCCCGACTTCGATGCAGGGCACCTCGATGCGGTCGGTCCTCGACATCGCCAACGCATTCTTCCGGTCCCGGTCCGCTGTCATCGCCGACCACCTCCGCCGCGTCTACGAGTACGTCATCGAGGCCGGCATCCGCACCGACCCTGCGCTTCGCATCCCCCCGCCGGACTGGTATCGGTCCACGTTCCGGGCTCCGAGGTCGATCAACGTGGACGTCGGCCGCAATTCCGCCGCCGCGGTCGCCGAGTTCAAGACCGGCATGAGGACGCTTCAGAGCATCTACGCCGAGACTGGGGAAGACTGGCGCGAGCAACTGCGGCAAAAGGCGGCTGAAATCGCCTATGCACAAGAGCTTGCCCAGGAGTTCAACGTGGACCGGGCCGAGATAATGACTCTCGACCCTAACGAGCTTTCGAGCAATAACGCCGCCGCAACTACCGCGTGAAAACCTGGTTCGACATCCAAGCCAAGGCCAACGAAGAGGCCGACATCTTTCTCTACGACGAGATCGGTGGATGGGGCGTGAACGCCAAGTCGTTCATCGACGCGGTCCGCGCCACCGGGGCCAAACGGATCAACCTCCGCATCAACTCGCCCGGTGGGTCGGTGTTCGACGGCATCGCCATCTACAATTTTCTCCGCGGCCAGGACGTCACCGTCCAGATTGACGGACTCGCCGCGTCTATCTCCTCGATCATCGCGTTGGCCGGAAAAACGGTCCGCATCGCCGGAAACGGGTTCTTCATGATCCACAACCCGTGGGGCGGGGCCATCGGTGAGGCCGACGAAATGCGCCAAACCGCTGACCTCCTGGACAAGATCCGGGACAGCTTGGTCGGGACCTACGCCGCCAAGACCGGCAAGGACTACGAGACCATCAAAAAGTGGATGGACTCCGAAACCTGGTTTTCCGCGGCCGAGGCCAAGGAAGCCGGGTTCGTGGACGAGGTGACGGACGAAATCGCGTTCGCCGCTTCGACCCGGTCGTTCCGCAATGCTCCCGACGCCCTCAAGGCTGTTTCCAAGACCGCGCCCCAGGCTGCCCGCCGCGCATTCGACAAAGGGGTCCGACAGGTCGAGGACGGCAAGGGGGGCGATGGGCTCGAACCCGCCACCGTCAAGGAAGCCCGAAGCCTCAAGGCTGGCGAGGCTCCCACCGAGGCGAAGATCCGCAAAGCCTACCGTTGGTGGGCTCGCAACGAGCGGTTCCTCGATGCCGAGGCTGACAGTCCGGCCGACGTGGCCGCAAATCTGTGGGGAGGGGCTGCGGGCCGTGACTGGTTCCGCGCTTTGTACGCCCAACTGGACGAGGAGACCGCCTCGGCCGAGACCCCGAACGATTCCCAACCCCAAACCCAACCCATGAACAAACTGCTACAGAGCCTGGCCGCCGCCGGGCTCATCTCCTCCGCTGACCTCGCGGAGGACGCCGCCGTCGCCGAGTTCGAGGCTGCCTTTGCCAAGGTGAAACAAGCCAAGGACGACGCCCAGGCCGCGCTCGACGAGATCGCCAAGGCCAAGGTCCTCTCGACCGTCGAGGCCGCCATCGCCGACGGCCGCATCGCCGCCAACGTCAAGGACGCCTGGGTGGCCCAGATCCAGGCCGACGCCAAGGCCGCCGAGTTGCTGGCCGCGATCCAGGCCCCGAAGCCCGGAGCCGACCCCGTTGGGGCCCCGGCTTCCGCGTCCGGCAAGACTTCCGACGAACTCCGCGCTGAGTTTGATCGGATCACCGATCCGAAACAGCGCACGGCTTTCTGGTCCGCGCATAAGGCCCAGTTGCTGAAACGGTAACCTCACAACCAACCCAAACACACCATGCCCAATACCCTCGACTCCGGCCTGAATGGGACGCTCATCTCCCAAGCGGGCCTCGATGCCTTCGTCGGAGCCTTCGCTCCCATGTCGGCCTTCACCACTGACTTCGACCCGGCTCCCGCCTCGAAGTCCGACACCATCCAGGTGCCCTACGTTCCGGCCGCCTCTGCCGCCGCGGACTTCTCCGGCACCTACACCCGCCAGGACTCGACCCTGAACAAGCGGACGATCACGCTCAACAAGCACAAGTTCGTCTCCTGGTATCTGTCCGACGTGGCCATCGCCAAGTCGCCGGCCGTCACCCTCGAGCGCTTCGGAATGCAGAAGGGCTACCAGTTGGCCAAGGCCGTCTTCCAGGACGTCCTGTCCGCGGTCACCCTCGCCAACTACGGAGCCGCCGCCCACACTGGTCTGGCCGCCAACTTCGACTACGCTGACATCGTGGACATCAAGGACGCTTGCGACAGCGCCGAGATGCCCGAGATGCCCCGGAGCCTTGTTCTGTCGAGCAGCTACTACAACGCGCTCCTCAAGGACTCCGTCATCAAGGACGCGGGTGCCCTCGGTGCCACCGCCAACCAGACCGGCAGCCTCCCGAACCTGTCGGGCTTCATGACCTACCGTTCGAGCCTGGTCCCGGCCAACGCTCAGAACCTGGTCGGCTTCGCCGCTTACCCGTCCGCGCTGGTCACCGCGATGCGCTACCTCCAGCCCTCCGGCCGCAGCCAGGACGGCGTCTACCGCCCGGTGGCCGACGAGAACACCGGCATCACCCTCGGCTACCGCGAGTTCTACGACAACGACAAGGGCGAGGTCGTCGCTGTGCTGGAGTGCTTCTACGGCTACGCCCTCGGCGAGGCCTCCGCCCTCAAGCGCATCGTCTCGGCCTAATCGCCATGCGCCTCGGTATTCTCATCGCTGACGGCAAGGTCGTCCTTGGACCCGCTCCGGCCTCAAAGGTCGAAGCTGAGTTCAAGGCGGCCGTGCAGTCGGGTGCCTACGGTGCTGGCATTCTCGAGCTTTGGTCCGAGGACCGGGGCCGCGAGAAGCGCCACAAGTTCACCCAGTGGGCCGCGCCGGCTCCCGCGCCCGTGGCCGACAAGCCGCGGAAGAAGTAACACCGAGCCCAACCCATGAACTCGGCCGACACGGCACTTGCAACCGGATTCACGACCTTGCTGGCAACGGCAGGGGACACCGTGACCTTCCGGGGTGCTTCCGTGTCGGCCGTGGTCAACTGGGTGCCGTTCGACGAAAAGCCGTTTCCTGACAGCCCGGACTT